GTGCTGAAAGATACATCTGATATTTTACGTTCTGGATATAAACATAAAACCAAAGATGGTAAGTGGGAAATTGGAGGTTATCAATGTGCTATACATTGTAGAACAATGTCTAATCCTGAGGTTTTTAAAGGTGAACGTTTAAGTGTTATGATATTTGAAGAGGCTGGTGAATTTAAAGAACTTCTTAATGCTTATATGTCATCAAAGGCATGTTTCATGGATGGTAATATTCAATTTGGAGTTCCTGTAATTGGAGGAACAGGTGGTGATATAGAAGAGGCTTCAAAAGATTTTATGGATATGTATTATAACGCGGAGGCTTTTAATCTTATTCCAATGTTTATTCCAGCATCTATATGTTATTATGGGTTCTTTGATATAAAAACTGGAATTAGTGATGAGAAGAATGCTAGAAAAAAGATATTAGATGACAGAAAGCAATTAGAAGGAAAAGATAATAGAAAGGCTTATAATCTTCATATTCAAAACTATCCTTTAACTATTGAAGAAGCTTTCTTAAAAACTAAAGGAAGTAGATTTGATTTATCTCTTATTAATGCTCAAAGGAGTAGAATAATGAGTAAACAGAAATATCAAGACCAAATACAAAGTGGAAGGCTAGAATGGATATTTGATAATGAAGAAGGATTTACTAATAATGTAGAATGGATAGCTGACCCAAATGGTCCATATCAAATAATAGCTCATCCTGAACTAGATTATGTTGGACTAGATATTGGAGGAATTGATTCTTATGACCAAGACATAGCAGAATCCTCAACATCAGAAGGTAGTGCTTTGATATACAGAAGATTTGTTTCAACAGATATTGCCAGTGATTATATAATAGCAGAATACACAGAGAGACCTGAAACAGCAGAAATGTTTTGGGATGGATGTTTAAAACTTGCTGTATATTACAATGCTAAAATGCTTGTAGAATACACCAAAATAGGTATTTTAGATTATTTTAAAAGACAAAAGGCTTTAAGATATTTAAAAGAAAAACCTAAAACTGCTCACGCGCCTGGAACTGTTACTAGAAATAGATATGGTTTACAAATGAATAAACAAACAAAGGCGGTAATGGAACAGTACATGGACGACTATATTAAAACAAATGTTGATGATATATGGTTCATAGAATTATTAAATGAACTTGCAGATTATGGAACTAGAAACACGGATAGGGCTATTGCTTTTGGATTATGTCTAGTTCATAATATTGATATATTTCAAATGCAGGTTAGAGAAAGAGAAGAACAAAAAGAAAAACTCGGATTTATTTATTACAAAAAAGAGGGTAATAGATTAATCCCATATAAAGAATAGTTATGCCGTATACAAATTTTCCTAGACAGATACTTAGCGATAAAGAAAAGGACCAAAAGTGGTGTGAACAAAACTTAGACGCAATGTCAATGTATCTTTCTAATTATCAAAACAATCTATATGTAAACGATAGATATAAAGATATACGAAATTATCAAGCTTATCATGGTCATTTTGACCCCAAAGATTATGAATATATAACTGACCAGTATGGAACACCGTTTCCAGCAAGAATGACTAACTACAATATAGTTGCTCCAAAAATAGATTTACTTACTAGTGAAGAGATGAGAAGACCCTTAGAGTCTAGAGTTACATCTATCAATAGAGAAGCTATGAGTAGAAAAGAGGATGTTAAAATTTCTCTTAAAATGAGGGAACTCTTAGATGAGAGAGTGGCAGAACTTAAAAAAGCTACAGGAATAGATTTTAAATTAGATAATCAAGAAATGCCTATTCCTGACGATATAGAGCTTTATATGAAGTATACATATAAAGAAATGATAGAAGAGGTGGCTGAAGATGGATTAGAATATTTAATAGAAAATTATAATTGGAAAGATGTTTTTAAAAATGGTTTTAGAGATTTTCTTGTAACAGGAAAAGTTTTCTATAAAGTAGATATTTTAAATGGAGACCCTCATATAAGACGTGTTGACCCTAGAAATATAGCTTATGATGCTTCAGGAGAAAATGATTTCTTAGAGGATGCTCAGTGGGTGGTAGAACAAAGATGGCTTTCTATAAATGAAATATTAGATGAGTTTAGAGACCAGTTAACAAAGGATAATATATTAGAACTTGAAAAAATAAGACATATATCTTCTGGGAGTGAACTTGCTCATTATAATAAAACTTTAGAATGGATTAATTACGATTCTTCTACTGGATTGAGAATCAGAGTTATTCATGGGGAGTGGAAATCTATAAGACCTCTTAAATTTAAAATATCTCCAAATAAATATGACCCTGAAAAACCTTTTAGAAAATTAGTTGGAGATAACTACAGGGCAAGAAAAGGAGAGAAGATAGAAACTAAATATGTAGATGATATTTGGCAAGGAACTAAAATAGCAGGACAAGTATTAGTTGATTGTAGACGAAGACCAAATCAAGTTAGGTCTGTAGACGATGCTGGACCAACTCCACTTTCATATACTGGATGTTTACATAATATGTCCGCAGGTAGAGTTACAGGTCTTGTTGATGTTGTTAAACATATACAAGTTCTTTATAATGTAGTTATGTATCATATAGAACTCACATTGTCTAGAGCTGGAGGCAAAGCTGTTGTTTATGATGTGTCTCAAATGCCTTCTAATATAGGTATGGATATGCAAACTGTATTGTATCATATTAAAAACGATGGTATTATACCTATAAACTCAAGAGACGAAGGAGCGGATACAGCTAAATTTAATCAATTTCAACAAGTTGACTTTACATTGTCAAATTCTGTTCAACAATTAATAAATCTTAAATTAATGTTAGAACAAACAGCTGGTCAAGTATGTGGTATATCTCCACAAAGAGAAGGAGCTGTTTCTCAATATGAAGCTGTTGGAAACGTTCAAAGAACTGTAATCCAATCTAATTTAGTAACAGAAAGTTGGTTTTATCAACATTCTCTTGTTAAAAAGTCTGTTTTAGAAAGAGTTTGTAACTTAATGAAGATAGCTTGGTCGGAAGGTAAAAAGGCTGCGTTTGTTCTTGGTGATGGAGCTTATAAAATGATTAATATATTTCCAGATATATCTCTTAATGATTATGGAGTACATCTTGGTACTGGAGAAAAAGATGACGCGATTAAACAATCTCTTGTTCAATTATCTCAATCAGCATTACAATCTGGTCAAATTGGATTATTAGATGTTGTTAGAGTATTAAAGGCTGATTCTTTAACAGAAGCTGAACACGTTCTAGAACAAGGTCTTGAGGCTATGCAAGAACAACAAAAAGTTGTACAAGAACAACAAGCTCAAATGCAACAAGCAGAAGCTCAAGCGAAAGAGGCTGAATTAAATCATGAGAAAGAAATTAAACAAATTGATGGAGAATATAAGGTTAAGGCCGCTGAAATTAATGCTGAAGCTAGAATTCAAGCTGCTGAAATAGAAACAATGGCCAGAAGAGAGATTTCTGATAGTCAGACTAGGTCGAAATTTAATGAAATGGCTCTTGAGGCTGACTATAAAGAACAGGAGGAAAAAACAGCCAAAAAAGAAGTTAAATAATTTAATTATCTTTGTAAAAAAAGTAGGAACTAAAATTTTAAATATGAGCGAGGAAAATAAAACAGGCGAAAACTTAGTAGAGCAAGTTGAGCAAGAAACGGTTGAAACTAAAAATGAATCAGGTTTTGACCCAAAAACTTTTATGTCTACGGATGTGGCAGAAAAGGCAGAAGAAATAAAAGACGAAAAACCTAAAGAGGAAACAAAGGTTGAACCAGAAGAAGAAGGAGATGGATTTAAGTGGAATAGTGTTGAAACTGAGACTGAGACTAAGGAGCAGGCTCCTGAAGATGTTGATTGGGATTCTACTCCTGAAAGTAAGGATAAACCTGAGGTTAAAGAAACTGAAACTAAACCTGCTGAGGTTGACTGGGTTTCTTTAGCAA